ACTACTGCAGCTGACACTACACCCAGCGGATCAAAGGAAGATGCACTCCCTACTGGTTACCTCCAGATGCGTGAAATACATCTCACGACTACTCCTGTAGTCTCCCTAGCATACATTACCCCAGAGATAATGTACAGGATAAGGGCTGGCAGTACCAGTGGTAAACCAAACAGTTACACTATAGTTGGTGATAACATACTCTTCGGTCCGACACCAGACAGTGCGTATGCTTATAGTATAACTTATTATAAGGCATTCGATGCACTCAGTGATGCTGCACCAACAAACTGGCTGATGACAAACGCGCCTGATCTTTACTTATATGGTACTCTCCTTCAAGCCGAACCATTCCTAATGAATGATGAAAGGATACCACTATGGGAGAGAGCGGTACGTCAGGTTATAAATGATCTACAGCAGCAGGATGACAAAGACAGGCATTCAGGCTCTGAAATGAGAGTAATGAATACTTCTGGATACTTTTGAGGAATAAGGCATGGGACTAGAAACAGGTAATTATATAAGCGCACTCGTTAAAACGAATCCGCTTTCCAGTGATAATGTCAGTGAAGGTGACGATCATCTGCAACTTATCAAGAAAATTCTCAAACAGAATTTCCCGGTAGGTACGGATAGTGTAGGACCAGATCAGGCAGTACAGGTTCTTATAGCTAAATCGTCTGCACCTACTGTAGACACCAGCGCATCTGGTCATGCAGCCAGAGCGATGGGCTTACTATGGCTGGACACAACCAACAATGTGCTGAAGATAAGGAATCAGGCTAACGATGCGTGGATTACTTTAGCTGTTGATCCAGAGACATCTAACTCTGTAGATGTTAATGCGGGTACAGTAGATGGCGCAGTGATCGGTGGTGCTACTCCTGCTGCTATAACTGGTACTACTGTAGTTGCTAATACAAGCGTCAACATAGCTGGTGATGGCGCAACAGTTACAGGTATAAAAGATGAGGATGATATGTCCTCTGACTCGGCTGTTAAACTCTCTACGCAACAGTCAATCAAGGCATATGTTGATGCTCAAGTTACGGCACAAGATTTGGACCTCATCTCCGACAGTGGTACTATTGATATTGATCTCGATTCAGAGAGCCTTACTGTTAGTGGTGGCGAGGGGATTGATACTTCAGCAACTGGTACGACACTTACTGTAGCAGCAGAAGATGCAACGTCTTCTAATAAAGGTGTGGCATCTTTCTCTACCGATAATTTCTCTGTATCTTCAGGCGCAGTAACGATAAAAGATGCTGGTGTAGTTAATGCTGAACTGGCTGACATGGCAGCTAATACAATAAAAGTACGGGATGCCAACTCTTCCGGTGTTCCTTCTGATCTTGCAGTTGCCACTACACAGATAGTTATTGGTGACGGTACAGGCTTTACTGCTGCTGCCATAAGTGGTGATGCCACTATGACAAATGCTGGTGAGGTAACAGTTACCAAGATACAGGGTGAGCCAATAAGTTCTACCACTGTGGCTAACGATCAATACTTAAAGTATTCATCAGCTTCCTCAGAATGGCAGAAGGTGAATGTTATTGGTGATGACAAGCTGACAACAAAGGGTGACTTACTTGCTTATAATACAGCAGACTCGGAAACTCGGTTTGGCATAGGAACAGATACTCATGTACTGACAGCTGATTCTACCGCTACTAATGGATTTGACTGGGCTGCTGTCTCTGTAGCTGATAACTCAATAACGCTTGCTAAGTTAGAAGACGGCACTCAGGGTGATATCCTCTACTACGGCGCATCAGGCGCACCTGCTAGGTTAGGATTTGGAACATCAGGCGATGTCCTTACCACTGGAGGTTCTGGAGCAAACCCAGCATGGGCCACTCCAACTACAGGAGATATTACTGGAGTCACAGCAGGAACTGGACTAAGCGGTGGTGGAACTTCCGGGGCTGTTACATTAAATGTTGAGGCTTCCCAAACCCAGATAACTGCTGTTGGAACTATTGCTACAGGAGTCTGGAATGGAACAGATGTTGCTGTTGCAGATGGTGGGACTGGTTCTGGTACTGCATCTGGCGCACGTACAAACTTAGGGGTTGCCATAGGCTCAGACGTTCAGGCGTTTGATACGGACACAGCCAAAACAGACACGGATCAAGCATGGACAGGCTCACAGAGAGCCACAGCAGTTACAGATAACGATGGTTCCTATGATATGGATGCTGGTCAGAACTTTATAACAACTCCTTCAGGATCAACCACGATTACATTCACCAATATTACGAATGGGCAGAGTGGTTTTATTAAGCTGATAA